GCCTCCGATGCGTCTGAAGACTGCTAGTCCTTTATCTGCTGGCACACTAGAGAATTGTAGTTTGATGAATACTGATGAATTAAATGCATCTGCTTGAGTACTTGCTCCAGAGGAGGATGGAACACCTACACTTGTAGAGATTGCCGCTGTAGGAGCAGAAATGTCGCCAGTCACTATGTCAAATTCCGCAATCTTATAGCTATATTCTACAAGAGTTGGTGTACCGCCCTTACGGGACTCAGGAGTTGTTGCGAATCCTGTAGGCACAACTGCGAACGTTGATGTGATAGAACCTGCATCATGAATTGCTGATGCGCCATATACTCTGAGTATTTGTCCAACAGCAAAGTTGGCTTTAAGTGCTGTGTTTGTAACTCGTAAAGTCTTCGACTGTGTTTGCCCGTCAGTTACTTGACCATAAGTTCCTGAAGTTAAGAAGGTCATCGCTTGTGCGTCAAGACTATCCCTAACATCACCCTTATCGAATGTGCTGTTATATTGATTGAACTGATCTGCGAAGTTAGCAACTATACTTGCTTTGGCTCTAACCTCTGTGTAATATTGATTAGTACCTTCTGGTAAATTACTAGTTGACATTGCAACTGTAGTGCCAGATATATTAGCGCCAGTGTTATACTGGATTCCCTGACTAGTTGAATCGTATCTTAAAAAGTTTCCAGTGTTAGCAAGGACTTTTACATCAGTAGGAATAGTTGGTGCGCCAGAAAGTTTGGCATAATTTAGAAAGTATCCTGGACTTTTGTAGTTGTCAGCACTACTAGATTCTGTTCCATCGATGTAGTATAACTTACCAGCATTTAGTCCGTTGGTAGATGCACCTTGATATGCGTTTATTCCAGCAATGATTAATGGAATGTTTGTGCCAGAAGAACTAAAAGTACTAGCAGGTAAGACTGCTGTCTTTAGATCGCTGAAGGTAATTTTCTTGGATGCTACTTCTGAACTGTCCGTAAGTATAAACAGATCCGCATCAGCTACACCTGCGGCATTGATTGCGCTTAATCCAGTAAATTTTATGGTCATCTTCTGTTGCCTTTAATGTTTATCATCTGTCTTTATTTATACTTATCACTAGACGGATATTAAGTTGTCTCTACCTTTATCTCAAACTGTGGTGTAGTCCAAGTTATTCCGTTGTTGTGTAGCCGCTCTGGGCCTTGCCATCGGTGGAAAATCTGAGCGCAAAACTCAAAATAATATGTACCTCTTTGCGTTAGGTTATCAACACTCGCTGTAGCAATAGAACTATTTATTGCAGTCCTGTTGATTTGGCCCAGACTATCGCCAGCGTTGAAGCTTTGTAACACTACTCCTCCATTAGGACCAATTACTCTAAAGCCTGGATATCTTATACTCATATAGAGTGCGCCAACAGAGTTTGGCTGATATTCTGCTAATGCATAGATAGGAACACTACCGCTGGAGGCTGTAACCGTTATCTTAGCATTAAATCCTATATCGAAACTGATCATCTTTAGAGTAGCGTTTGGTGTTTGATTACCACTGGGACCTGGATAGAAGTTCCTTTTTCCTATGCCGACCTGAGCGCCTAATGAACCGTCTGGCTCTCTGCCTCTTTCGCCTGTAAACGTTGTTGTATTCAATGCAGGTACAGTATAGTTCTGATTGATAACTTTCGTGCTTCCGTATAACTGTGAAAAGCTAATGGAACCACTTGTTGGTACACCGTCATTGATTGATACTGGTGTAGATACAGGCTTTCTTTCAATTCCAAAATAGTAGTAAAGGACTCCACCATCTGTATACTGATAATCTCCTCCCAGCAGGGATCGTTTATAAACGTAGCCTAAGTATTCCACGGGAGTTGTCATTATAGTGATTATGTTTTGGTTGGTCGCATCAAACTGAATATTTGTACCCCAAATAAATCTAGCTGTGCCTAGTGTCGTAACGTTAGCTACAGGCAGTCTAAGGTAGAATGGGTCGCCAAGAAGTGAAGGCTGAAACACTATTGTTGTGTTTCCACTGCCACCTTGTCCGCCTTCATTACCAATATCAATATTAATAATTTCATCAGGTGGATGAATGTTTGGCACTCTTAACGTTTCTGCAATGTATGGAGTTGTATTTGTTGATGGTATTGATGCTGGAACAACTCCACCATCTCTGTAGTATTCACTGAGCGATGCTGATCCTACCTCAGTTGGATATTCTTTACGTAAACTTGTATTTCCTGATGACCCAGTAGAGTCACTAGTAGTTCCGAACTTTAAAGCTGGTGGTCTTGTATTAGGATTATTATCTGGATCTAAGACAGTAATTGCCATCTCTACTTATCCTTCTTGAGTTCTTCGACTTCCGCCTTAAGTTCTTTAATTGCTTCAATTAGAAGTCCGACTATGTTACCATGTCTCACAGCTTTAGATGATGTGCCGTCTACCATTTCTGTTTCGTACACTACTTCTGGTAAAACTTCTTCAAGTTCCTGAGCAATGACACCAGTCATAGGAGTCTCATCACCGATGTAGTTATATGTGTAACCAGATACTTTAGAAATCTTATCTAAGGCATTATCAATCTTTACAATATTTTCTTTACGTCTTATATCAGAGATTGTGCCAAATGCTGTGATGTCGCCAATCGTTGTGATGTTACCGCTACTTTTGTCTATTACAACTTTTGCAGTAATACCGTCTACTATTGACCAGCTACTGGATCCTGTACCCAGAGATACGATATGATTACCGACTGAGTGTATCACAAATGCATTTGAGTTGGACGAATAGCTACCGTGTTTTATAGAGGAATAAGCAGTTGGACTGACAGCATTGTTAAATTTAATTTCCTTTTGATACGTCACATTTATATGATTAGTCAGTGTTCCACCTGATAGTGGTAGATATCCATTAAGTGTTGTCTGTAAGTTAGTGATGTTGGCAACAGTATGATTGTGACTATTATCAGCAACGGTCAAGTTTACAGAACCTACGTCCGCAGATCCATTTATGCTAAAGTTTCCTGTTACATCGCCACCAGCAAATGTCACTGTTCGGGCTGCAGCCCAGGTTGTCGCTGTTGCAGAGTTACCAGTAATGTTTGAAGTTATAGATGCGGGCAGAATATCATTACTAATTGTCAGTCCGGTACCTGTTATGGTATTGACTCCCGTACTTGCGTCAAGTTTTAATATTCTAGTTCCTGCGGCATTTTTAATTTCAAATATCGATGCACTCGTAGCTGATGCTGTCCACTTATGCACATCACTCAAGTAGAATTTTAATAGAGATGAACCAGCCTTGTTTATTCCTAGATCGCCATTTACGTCTAAGGTAGAGTTCATGTTAATTATGTTGCCAGCACCCAATGCGTCTATGGTGTCTGTAAACAATGTGCCGCTGGTCGTTACGTTGCCTGTTAGTGCGATATTGCCAGTGTTTGCTGAAGCAGTATCACCCATAGTAATAACAGTACCGAATCCGGTAATCATCTCGTTCGTTCTATCTTTCCAGATACCGAACGTGTTTTCATTTGTAATTGCTGTTAAGGTTAGGCTCATTTGATTTTCTCTTTACATGTTTGTTGTAGCGATTCTATTGCACACTCTAGCTTATGTATACGCTTTTCCATTGACTGAATAACCCTACTCTGTTCCATTCTCGCTTTAGCGGATCTGAAGGCGCCTATGTCATGGTTAACTAGGGCGCCATCTTTTCTTGTGAAACCTATTACATCTGTACTCATGTCAGTGCAATCGCCCTATAGTCGTATATGTGCGGGAATAGGTTTGCCGCTGGTACAACTGTTAGGTCATTTGAGTTAATCTCTGCCGTAGTAGCATGGCGCATTACGATCTTTAATTGAAAAGTGCTGTACTCATTAGTCTCACTAGGTAAGGTATATTCAAACTCTCTATAATCTTTCGTGTTAGAAGGATTAGAATATAAATCTAGGTTAGAGTTAGTTAATATAATCCAATCACTTTGCACTTCAACGTTTGTAGGATAAACAAATCTAGCATAGACATCTACGAAAGTGCCAGCAGGTCTGAATGCGCTTAGAAGTACTTTCAATCCTGATGCATCTAATTGTTCTGCTAGAACAACTTCTCTTGTTACCCAAGCAGACGATAGTGCCGCTGTGTTGGCTATGTTATACTTATATACATTAAGCATGGATATATCAGCATCAACGATAGGTGAAGCAGACTGGAATGTAGCATTGCTCATAGCAACTCTAATCTTAAAGTCTTGCGTATCGTTTAGACTAGCATTAACAATATTACTCTTACTCTTAAGAGTTCTTGCATTGTTAGTTGTATAGATGTTTCCGTTCGATGGGATCGTCTTATCAATTGCTGATCCGTTATAGAGTGTCAAGCTAGTCGATGTCTTAATCGAGTTATTAGTAAACACTTGTGGCTGAAAGTATGAGACTTCTTCGCTATCGATACTTGCAATAGTTGCGTAAGCACCAGTCGTGTATCCTGTTATAACCTCAGTGGCAGCAAGTAAGTTAGTAGCTGTTGCCGAACTCTTACGTAAGAACAATCGTGTTGCTGTTCTACTATTAAAGTGTGAGACTCTGCCTGCTATAGCAAAGAATGCTGTTGCGGCTGTTGTCGCTGAACTATTGTAAGGAGTTCTGAGTGTTAGATTTGCTCCACTATTAGTAGCTCCTACAATTTCTGATAAGAACTTATTAGTTCCTGATTCGATAAGAACATAGTCGCCTATAGCGAATGCGCTACCACCAGTAATAGTCAATGCTCGTGCATTTACTCCAGCGGCATATTGCGTAGTCTTTTTAACGTAAGCTAATTCATCATTCACAAAGTTTTTAGTCGTTCCGGATATAGTCAAGAACTCTACATCGTTCGGCTCAAGATCAACACTACCATTTGTTGACTGGAATTGGTATCTCTTTAGAGTGAACTTAATATCTTCGTCTTGATAAGATTTCCAAGCACTATCGTTTGTAGATGTGAATAGTACTCCGTCGCCCCAATCGTTCGTGATAGATGTTCCTGATGCTAAGTCTGTGTTACCAACCTTAGCTGTGTATATCAGATAGTCGGGAGAATTCTGATCAGGAATAACAACAAACGAATATTCTTTCTCTACCTGAAGCTTAATAGGATTCTTAAACGTGACTGTAGTTGCAGTAGCACCAGTAGTGGATACGTTTACCTGATTCGATCTCAAGTGTTTTCTGCCAAAAGGTAATACAGTATTAGAAGGATATCCATTAACAACTTCTCTGATCTCGACAGTTATTCCAGTAGTCGCAGACTTCTTATTAAAGAATAAGTCGAGACTGCTGATAAACGATACAGAAGCACCGCCGGCTTGTGAAGCACGTACAACGAATGTCTGAGCGATAGGATCCACTGGCTGTGGTATCTGGAACTGTCTTTGAACTATACTCTGAGCTGTATCGATATCGACAGTACGAGTAGTTGTACTCAGCTCGGACTTACCTATTGAGAAGTTGTATGCTCTATATATTGCCTTACTGTAAGATGTTTTAGCTGAAGATATATTAATGTATGAACTAACGTCCGTGATCTCTAGCGTATTCTCTCCTACCCAGTATGTGGCTTCGGGTAGATTAAACACTGCTGATAAAGTTCCTTCAGAGTCAGTACGTACGGCTGCACCAAGAAGTCCGTTTATCTCTACATCTGCAACGTTGTACTCTGTGCCAGAGCCAACTACAGTAGCATTTACACTTGCAGGATAAATATAAGCATTAACATCGTCCTGTTGAAAGTAGAAGTAATGTCTAGTGTTAGGTCTAAGACCAGTCACGAGAATCTTAATCTCTTTGGCGGCAGCGTATGGCTTCATCGTAACATCAGTTACAAAGTTGCCAACTGATTCAGTAAATCGACTAGTGTCAGTTGTTAAGGTACTTGTTGTTGTAGTTGAAGTACCAGTAAAGCCATTGATTATTGTGTCAGTCTGCTCTCTTGTCAGTGGAAAGAATTCTTGTAAGTTATCAATTAGATCCAAGATGGGAGTAGCTAAGTCTATCTCTAAGTTAATGGCTGGGTTTTGAACAACATCATAGCCTGCGTCAAACGGAGGATTGATTGAAGTTTTACCTGCATAGTTATAGAAGTTAGATACACAGTTTCTAAAGCTAGTTGCGAAAGGCTGATTAATAACAGTCACACGTGTTCCGGTGTCTGCTAATGTTATAATGTCTTGGAACGTATTAGCTCCAGTACTTGCTCCAACCTTTAGGTCAATCGGGAACTGAACAACTGATGGTGTTGCAACTGTTCGTGTTTTATCAATACCAGCTTTGAATTCTGGATCAGTGAGGTCCGCTATCTGTAAACCTTTGAATGCGTCTACAAGAATGCCGTTCTTGAATCTATCGTTGCCACTAGCGTCTGGAATAAAGATACTTTTGGCATCTGTCTCTAAGAGACTTAATGAAACGAGATTAGTTAGGCGATCAATTCTATTCTCAATGCCAGCAATCTCTTTCATCGTATAATTTTTATTCGATACGTCACTGATCTTGAGGGAGTTGTTACCACTTACTGAAGTTGTGTTACCAGGAACAAATATGTTGTTGATTGCATACAGTCCTTGAAGTGTTGGGATACTTGGATTCTCTGCTTCTCCACCTTTGTAGAGAGATATGTCACCGAACTCATCAATGACAACACTATCAACTCTAGCCATATAGTATGCGTGAGTAGATGTTATGGTGCTTTCATTAGAGGGTTGAATTCCAGGTACAATAGCTATTCCTACCACGCTTGCAGATGGTGCACCGGCAACACCTACAGAATATGATACTGTCGGATTTACGTATGGTCTAAAGTCAAAGCTGTTAACTAGGTTATAACTTAATCCGTTTTTACCTACGTAATCTTTAACTAGATTTTTACTTGTGACTGAACTGTAGCTATCTACTGTAATGTATCCATTACCTAAAGTAGAAGTTCTTTTCAGTACCTTCACTTTAATTCTGAGCGCATTGTTAGATACAGTCTCACCTAATTTGGCGGTGATGTGTGAGATGCCATAGAAATTATCTTGCTGATTGTTGACAAGTCTAAACTTACCTGTTACGTCTACACCTGCTCCGTCTTGATCAATGACTTCTAGAATCTTGATAGCATTAGGAAGACCAATAGTTGCCTTACCACCTGAGAACGTTGACTTGACATAAACATCTAGTTCTTGTAACCCATCTTCGTCCGTGCCAGATATGATTGCATCATAATACAAGAACTGGGCAGTGCCCGAACTTAATACTACAGCTACATTGTTACCTACGTATGCGGAAGAAGTTAATGTTATAACTTGATTCGAGGCATCAACTGCGAATATGGAAGAGTTAGCTATCGGTTGCTCTGTAGCTGTTTGCGATAGAGTAATCGTTGCATCTTCACTAGCATCTATAGCAAGACGCATTCTCTTAGTGAACTTGACGGCGCTGATAGTACTCATGCTAGACTTACCAGCATCGAATATCTTACCGCCACTGTTAGTACCGTAAAGTACGCCACTGTTAGTTAACGGAGTGTTGGCAATCTTAGTGATTACAGTGTTCTCTTGTCCAGCAGTCTTCGTGACTGCGTAAACATATATTTTACCAGGTGTGATATTAGATACTGAAGCAGTACCGATTATCGCATTGGATGAATTCTTTAGGCTAAATCTACTTCCGTCTAGAGCAAAGTGATCTACGACCTGCCCTGCTGTATGGTTGTATGTGTAATATTGTCCATAAGAAACACCAGTGGTCTGATTCGTCTTCGACTGTGTAAGAGTTGTTGGCTCGATTAATAGTTTTCTACTAGCAATGTTCTGCACTTCTCTACCGAATACGTATGCCTTACCAGGAGAGATGACGGCATATGCGTTTGTGCCAGACTGCTCTAGTGTTACGTTCAGTCCTTTAGTTACATAGTTGCCTGACTCATCGTATGTCCTACGTGCCATCTCTGCTGAGATAGTATTGAATTCAGTCCTGTCACGAATACGAACAGCATTACCATCAACGTAGCGAATGAGTGCGAAGAATTCTTCTGGCTCAGTTGCAGTTGGATGTGCGATTAGTGTTGGTACTAACTTAAGTCTGTCAGCGCCAGGTGCGTTTTCGTTATTAAATCCTGCGGCATTATCAAGTAGGGTTGCATCGATACCTGATGTGATAATATTCTCGTTGATTGTGAAACCAGCAGAGATGTCGCCAGGAGTATTTGTGTATTTGGATATAACAGTGAACTGGGAGTTAACAAAGATGAAGTGTCCCTTCTGATAGAGTACACCTTCTTCGCATATTAGTCCGAATGATCTGCCAGCATGGGCGGCTACAGTAGCAACGGTAACAGTTGTGATCGTGGTGCCTACAGCACCGTATAGAGTTGCTGAATTTACATCAGCGACTTTAGCAACTTTAATAGTTAGAACTTCACCCTGTTGAAACTCTTTAACGTCTGTAGTACTAGTGGTTGTTTCGTAACCAATGTAGTTCATGAAGAACGTTTTGAGATTAGGATTCTGAGTTTGGAAACCATTCTCACCTTTAATAATCTCAGCGACTAGACCAGATGTTCCACCTGTTACAGTGTAAGTAACCTTGTCTGTCTCACTATAGACTGTCGGGTCAGTGAAGTCTGCTTGATCGTTTAGCTTTACATAAAAAATATCTGGACGAGCAGTAAGGTTGATGCCGCTAATTACGGTACCTTCCTTATAGATATTTGAGCCAAAGCGTTCAACCTGCTTCTGGAGAATAGTTTGTAGTTGTGTTAATTCACGTGCTTGAACGGCTTTAGCGGGCTTAAACAGAATACGGTTAAACTGCTTTGCTTCGCTAAAGTCATCATAGTACGGATCAACGTTTAAGTCTGTGTTAATGCCCATGTATTATACTCTTTTCCTTAAAAGTCGAAGATAAACTTTATTTTTTCTTTACGATCTGTTTGTCGCTGTATCGGGTCAAAATCTACAAAGTGTAGAATGTCTCCACTATAAGGAGAGTAGTTACCATATACAACATTACTATTATTTATATCAATCCCTGCTCCTGTATTAGCAGAATCTGGACTAGTCTTTATAAAAATCTTACCAGTCTGGAAGCTATTCTGGAAATCACCAGAGTAGTCCACTAGATACACTTTGGTATTATTAGCAGATGCGCTATAAACACTTTGGTGTATTCTACCACTAACTTGCTCATTACCCGCACCAGCATTCAAAGCAATCGTTTGCGTGACGTACTTTCCTGCTGTGGCTGTGGATGTAACATTACCCGAGAGTGTTATGATTGTTCTATTATCAAACTGCACTGGCTTAGTAGCATCTCTGAATGTAGGATTCTTTAGCAGTGCAACCTTCGTATAGTAGTTAGCATCTGGAATCAAGACATCTTCACCACTAAAGTTTGTGATAACACCTAATCTACTCATAGACATCTCAGCGATAGAATTTGATCCGTGTCCGCCGGTGGGTGATATAACACATCTTAGTGCTGTTGCAGTTAATGATTGGTTCAGTGCTGTTGTCGCAACACCAGTAGGCAGAACAAGCTTTGCCGAAGCAAACTTATATTCAGATCCTTTGTTATTGAAACTTACTTTAGTCAGTGTGCCAAATCTATCGATGACACCATAAGCGATACAAGGAGTGCCTGAAGATGTGCTTCGACTTACTCTGATCTTCGGTAGAAGTTTGTACGTCTTGCCTCCATCCGTGAATGATGCAACTGTATCTGCTGTTGAGACTGTTATGTTTATGTATTGACCTGCGGCATTTGGCTGAATAGATGTTAGAACATCATACACTTTACCATCACTTCTCCAAAGATATAGATCAGCGTAGGAGTTATTACTAGTGTCTAAGAATGCGCCAGACTTAGGCGAAATCTTTACCGATATGCTCTTCTTAGTAGTTAGTGTGGCATCTTGAACAATTGATTCGACTTCAACTGTTGAGGCACTTGCAGTACCAGAGGGATCTGATACAGTGACCGTGCCTGGACCGAATACACATTTACTGAATAATCCACTAGGTGTGTTAGTGATTAGAATCTGGGATATATTTTCAGAGGCGCCTGCTTTTACTAGAGTATTACCTAGAGCAGGATAAGGTAAAGGCAAACTATCTGTAGTTGCGAATACTTGTGCATCTGCTTGTGCGACTGAGAACATATATTTCCATACGTATCCATCACTCGCAATAATTAATTCATACGTACTAGTGTCGATTTCGTTTAGACTTGGTGTTACTGTCGATACACTGCCATCATTATTATCTAGACATTTAAATACGTAGTAGTCGCCTTCGCTGTTAACTACTGTGACGAACATGTTTAGCAGTGATGCGTCTTGCGTATCATCGAAGTCATCATAGATTATGCCCGTTGACCAGGGATTAAGTTTGAACATATAGCGAATGTCGTTAACGGTTATTTTGTTTCCAAAAATAACTCGTCTCTCGAACTCACGTTTCTCAAACTGTGTGTTTAGAATATTGTTAGGCTTGTCAATGCTAGAGCCCATGATGTAGTAATCGGATTCAGGATTAAGAGTTGCCATCTGAGAATCTACGAATCCTACAATTGCAGATTGATTACCTGACGATAGACTAAGTGTGTTGGACGTGTTGTACGCACCGAGCGAACTCGCAAAGTTAGAACTCAACGTAGTATTAGTACTAACAAAGGAGCCAAATAACTCTTTCGTAGTCTCTACTTTAAAATTTTCAGTTATAATTTTTGCCATTATTCTACCCGTTAAGTTCCTATCTGTGTTGTAATTGCGTCGGTCGTGGTGGTGTCAAGAGTTATGACTGTACTTACGAGTCCGTTATTAGCTTCAGTATTCAAGTTCTGTGTACCCTCTTCGTTCGTCAACTGTATCTCAGTGATATCCCAAACTTGAAACTCTACATCTAGCGTTGAAGATAAATTACTATTAGTATTTATGAGAGGGGAACTGAACAGTTTTGTACCAGCTACACCCACAACATTATCAATTAGAGGAGTATACTTTGCTGGATCAACAATAGATCCAATGTCATACGAGTACTCTTGATAGTAATGATTGTCATGTATCTTTCTATTAACTTCGCTTAAGAATGAACTAGTAGTCTTCCACTTACCTTCGCTTAAGCCAGGTCCTAATGTTCTTAGTGTAGCTGTAGCAACAACTGCATCTGTAGTGTTGAGTAAGTTAACAACCTCATTGTCTTCGTATCTAAAGCCTGTGTTGCGTATTTCTACTGTGTCTATCTGACCAGTTTGGTAACTAGCAATGCCTGATACATCAGCATTAGCTCCCATAGCTTTAGATGTCATGTCTTTACGAACTTCTGTTATAGTATATAGCTGACCTCTAATATTGACTTGCCTGGTCACATCAAAGTTATGGAAACTCAATAGCTTAAAGAAGAAGTTATTACCACTTCTCTTAATAAACTTAGCACGGACAGTGTAGTCAATACCAGCGGCAACTTGATATGTAGGGTCTTCTACAACGATAGCAGACGTTACGATCTCACCAACTTCTAGCAAGAAGTCAACATTAGCGAATGTTACAATAGGATTTCTCTTATCGAACTTGACTACATCAAGATAACTTAATTCACTGAATACGTCATTCTGATATGCATTACCAGATGATGTTATATTAATGTTATCTATAGAGCCAATAGTAACTGTAAGAGGAGTAAATGCGTCTTTGAATTTAGTTCTTAATGTTTCACTATTAGGACCACTCATGCCATAGTTAGTAGCTGTTACATCTATACATGTACCGTTACCACCAGCAGCCGCACTAATAGCAACGAACTCAGAACCTATTGCGTATGTTACGCTTGAAGTGCCAGCGGCAGTATTCCATTGTGCTTGAGTAGTAGTGCCTAGTGTCTCTATCTGATAGACTCTTGGGTTAGACATAGCGGTTGCATTCACAGTAACTTGTAGAGGCTTCTGTTCGAAGTCTCCAATAATGTCTGTGATGATACTCACTGTCTCACGATCTGTTGCAGATATCTCCTCAACTTCAAAAACTGCTGAAGAGTTAAACGTTCCTACAGAAACACTATTAATAGTAGTAGTACCAATAATCACATCAGCTTGACCATTAGTAGGCAATGCTGTAAAGTCGTATCCTATGCCAGCAGAGTATAGAGCGGGAAGTAATTTAGTATTGATCCATGTAGCCTGTGCTGTCGTGATGCTTCCGCCATTTTTGTATGTATTGAATATACCTACATCCGTAGAAGTAATATGATTCAAGGAAGCCGCCACGTAGCCACTATTAGTAATGTCACCTAATCTGAAACCAGTTGCTAAGTCTTTTGTGTTGAATACAGTAGCTATGTCAGCATCCGCAGACGTATTGAAGCCAGACTCTAAAGCGAGTTGATCATACACATATGTTAAGTATGTTGCCTTAGTTCTATTTACTGTAGAGATATACACAAGGGGGTGAACGTATCCAACGACTCGCCCGCCACCTGTCATATTATCTGGCGATGAATCAAATGCTACGCCATTAATAGGCGATACTACAGAAGAATTGTTCTCTGCATATACTGGATCACCAACTTTAATAGTAGGCGTTAATGATTGCTGTAATACAACAACTTGATTCGATATGTTAATCTCTGTTTGTGGACCAGTGAGTGCGGGTAGAATGTATCCATATCCGCTATCTTTAATCTCGAATTCGATAAGACCTGTGCTAAGTGTAGAGACTGCTTGTACTTGTGCAGTACCACTAATCCCTGTTCTCAGTGATTGAAGCTTGACTATATCACCCACGGTCTGACCAGGTAGTCTTGTTCCCTTAGTCACTGATATCTTATTGATAGAACCTTGTACTAGCTTGCCATAGTTAATAGCGGATGTTACACCACGTGTGACTAGAATACCATCATCGCTTGTGAATGTACCTGATAGATTAGACAGATATACAATAGGTACTAATGAGCCCGTGAAGTTAACAAAGATGACTTCATCTACGAAGCCTATAGCACCCGATATATCACCTGCGATTTTGTCACCACGTGTGATAGGATAGCCAATGACTGTGTGAATACTCTGCATCTCTAGATACGTAGCACCGCCCCATACTGAATCAGAAGGCTTTAATACGTTAGTGCTGGGATAGAATATCTCAATCTCTGTATCATAGAACAATTGAAAGAGCAAGCGTAATGATTCTTCAGAACCTTTTCTCTTGTATAAGTCCTGAATATGTTTTATAATAAACTTAGTATCTACAATCGTATCAAGTGGTAACTCATGGAGAAACTTCTTCTTATAGAATACAAGAAAGTTAGCTAGAGTGGAATCGATATCACGTAGCTTAAACAAGTCACGATCCATCTTGGCATCGTTAAACTCATAGTAAAGCTTAGTGAATTCAACAAGCGTAGAACCCTCTTCCCTATACAGAGAAGGATACTGCTCTTCGATGAATGTCGAAATATTACTTGAAACGTTCAGCATGTAATTTTATTCCGTCAATTGAGTTACGTTAACTGTGATGTCTTGATTACGTATAGAGATAATTCTATCCTTAGGCGCCTTAACATCTTTGTTAACTGTATTAGCTGTGAACTTAATAGCATCACCTTCGTATGAATCAACAATAAGATTTGACATCTTAATAGCACCTGTTGTATAATCAACTGTACCCATCTTAATCTTGAAGACTCGTTCGCTCGTACCACTTGCTGTAACAGCCATGATAGCACCTTTACCATCGTCTTGTAACGTAACGACAGTACCCTCTAGAGTAAAGAGAGTAGTTTTGAATGCGGGTGTAAATGCTGTAAAGCCTGTAATACTATCGAATGCGTATGGCTTAACAAGTGCGCCCTCAAAAGAGAACGATTGATTCTGTACAATAGCAAGTGTAGGCTTAATCTCAATGATAGGCTGTGCAAAGATATCACTTGATACTATAGACGTATCTACACCATCAAGAGTAGCCGCTAAACGAGACTGTCGCAATGTCTTATTAAAGTCATTTAGATTAGTGGTCTGATACGATATGATCTTAGCAATAACTTCTGTCTTAATCTGTGCCGCTGATTTAGATGTTGTGTTAGCATCGTAAACTATATTCACTAAAGTGTTGACATGCAAGAACTTAGCTGATACAAAGACAGGCTCAATAGTCAATGGAGTCTTATCCTTTAAGTACTCTCGGAAGTCAGCGATCTCGAAGTCTGCCGCTCCCTGACCACCAGTAACATCTACTGAGATGATGACCTTACCAAACTGAGGTGGATCTACTTCATCACCACCATATACTGATATAGCTTGAATAGAAGGAAACTTATTACGTAGTAGTATCTCGTAGTCACTCTTTGTTACAGCACGATCTTGTACCTGTAATGCCTTAGGTGCAAACGAACGAATACTCTCAATGCTTTCATTGTAAAAGCCGCCAGTAGAGGCGATGGTAACAACAGCAGAGATGCTTGACGCACCCCCTAGATTCTGTGCTATAGTGAATGATGATACACCATTCGCTTCTTCACCATTACATATTCTGTAACGTGCTAAGATAGTGTCTGCTGATGTTGGCTGGGCTCCAAATTTATTTTCACCGAACTGTAATGAATACTTGCCATCTACTTCTGCTTGCATATAGAATACTTTATCAGTCGCTCTCACACCAAAGATGTCTGCTTTCTGTATGTACTCTACACCATTTACTGTGACATATAAAGAACTAGTGTCTATGAATGAGTTAGAGATAACTGTGTCAGCTATAGGCAATGTCTCTGTAATAAGACGTCCTTGAAATGCTTTCATGCCTGTGATATTAAATACGTTTGTATTGCCTACACGTGTAGCTATATTAGCTTTGTCTGTGAGGAATGTAAACGTTGTACTACCACACTTTCCTGTCATCGATGTATTAGCGGGTATGGTAAAGTAGTTTGAATCTTGGGCAGATGTGATGTTAAGTGTTACAGTAGCTACAGATGATCTACGTGAACGAGGCAGATAGTTTAATTCTTTTGCGTGTGACATAATGCTATTACGATCTTGTGCAGAGTCAAGGAACATCTCGCTCAATGCCATGTTGTAATAGTAGTTGTTATAGAATGTATTGTATGCTAGTAAGTCTAGTAGCACATTCATGTTCGAACCATCGAAGTCGTAGTCAGCAAACCTATCCTGATTCTTAAGGAAAGTCTTAAGTTCTTCCTTTGTTGCGAAGAAGTCTAGATTAGTTACTGGTGATATATTAGCCATTTATCTTACCCTGTCGATGCCTATTGAAATTGATTGTGGTGCTTCACTATTTATGACGTTAAAAACAACGTTTACTGTGAGCGAGTTAGAGTCTACATCACCTAGTACTTCTACATCTACTAAGTTACATCTAGGCTCAAATGCTTTCAGTGCATCGCTTATAGTGTCCTTTAATATAATTAATGTAGCGGGTGTGGCATTCTCGAAGAGTGTAGCACGTATGTCGCTGCCTAGCAATGGTTGAAACAGTCTTTCTCCACGATCTGTGAGTATAACATTCTTTATAGCTTCTCTTACTGAGTTCTCGTTAACTCTTCGTGCAAGATCATTTCTACCTGGAATGAGAGCAAGATCCTTATGAAAGTCTGTGTATAAACTCTCTTGTCTTGTGCGTGGTGTGATCGTCTCTGCCATTAGTAATTACCTTTGTGTTCTTCTTATTTATGCAGTTCGTTATACAATGTTACGAAGTTGGTCACGATCATGTCGTGCCGCTAACGCTATCATTCCGCTTAGGTGTGACTTAGGAACTGGGTAGTTTGATTTGTTATTAGGCTCGCCTGCAACCCAACTTACTCTACCTGGTCGTGTATCACCATGTATGAATGAACTGTATATGCCTATAGCAGTAAAGCCTGCACGACTCATAGCTACAACAACTGATGCTCTGTCTTCATATGATCCTTTTACCTTAATGTCAATGGCTTTGCCTGTCATGTGCTGTGATGTACTAGCACCCCCTTGTTCTTTATTATAGACAGGTGATCTATAACCAGAGTTGACAATGAATTCTTTTCCTGTTTGTTCACATACTCGTAGTAGCTTAATCAGTACTAGCTGATCTATCTTCTTCCAACCAGCTCCCTTAAGCTTCTTGCCCTCGTAGTCATTCTGATTCTTTACTTGTGATGCGAATGTAAACTTGCCTGGTATGCCATCTTCTGTTAATGCTGAAATAGTTTTAAGTTCTTCTTGACTTGCTTGGGCAGGTGTGATATAATTACTCTGTTCGCCTTTAACTATGGACGTAAGCTTAGGTGAGTTTGCATTGATCTGCTTCTCTGCTTCTGCTTTCTTTGCTATTCTGTCTTCCGCACCAATACGTATCGCACCATTCTTTACAGCTTTCTCTGTCTCTTTTAGTCCCATGCTTGTCAATACTTTGTTCTCTATAGCTATAGACGTTGCAAGGTTCTTTAGGTTATCTACTGATGAGTTCAACAGGCCTTCAATCACTTCAGACATCTGACAGAATCGGAACATCATTAATGCAACATTCTCTACAGTAAGTCTTTCGAACTGCCCTGCTGTCTTAGCCATAAACGCTTCGATCTTCTTCTTAAACTCTTCCATACTATCAGCTTCGAACAGTTCATTGATATCATCAGATATCTCTTGTATTTTCTTATAGACCATTTGACTGGCACCTGCTATGTTACCTAATGTAGCAACAGTAGCGGCAACAACCTGCCGAACACGCTTCTTCAATTGTTCTACTACCTTATCAACGATCTCTAGAATCTTGTCCTTAATCTTCTTTAAAATTTCGTTTAAAGTCAATGACTTAAGAAGCTTAAGAGGATCTTTCTCGGATAGATTCTTGATGTCACCTATAAGATCAGTCGCTACATCGATCAGTACGAACAAGGCAGCGAGTTGAGAGAAGAAGTTATTGAATGATCCACATATTCCACCAGAGATTGACGCACCAAAGTTCTTATTGAGGTAGTAATCTAAGTCGCCTAAGTAAGAATCGATAGGTACTGGCATGACTGGAGAGGGTACATAGTCTTTAATATCAGTGTTTAAGTTGCCAATGTCATAGCTATTCGTATTAATGAAGTCAGCTATCTCTACAAACGTTACTGGTCCTTGATCATATCGATCTTTGAGTGTAGGGAAATTGGTTAAATCTGATAAGTCAAGTATATTATTAGTTAAATTTGTTACATCTACGAGAGTCTGTCTGTTAAGTCCTACACCACCATTGAGTCCTGTGCCGTCATTAATACCAGTAAGGTTAGCTATGAGTGTTGAGTCTAGTATAGCACCAAAATCTGAACTGTCAAGTCTTAATATTGAGGGATCATATCTAGATGCTAACGGTGTAATGTTCTCGCAATGTGAAGTCATCGGTAATCTCTATCTATTGTCTTTAAACCACTAATACTATTTAGTGTAATTAATGGTTGACAAGTTATAATAAGTGTGTTACTATGAACTAACACTATAGTGTTACTATGAATTAGCACTAGCTTGCCCCGTCTGTTGTATCATCATTCATACTAGCTTGCGGTGCTCGGCGTGTAGCCTTGTTACCACCCGTAGTATAACCGATACCAACTCTACTAGCAGGTAGATCACCAGGGTTGACAACAGCGGCAACTTCTGTTATACTAAGAAGGGCAGCTGGGAACCCTACTTGAGTACCACGTAGAGTAGCGAGTGCTGTTACTAAAGTAGTTGCATTTGATCCTGTTGCGGCGCCTGTAGTCATACCTAAGTTGACTGCGGCTGCATCTGCGTTGACTGCGGTACCACCTTTCAGATTAAGTACTGTACCACTCTGTACGTTGAGCAGACCACCAGCTTTCACATTAGCAATAAGAGTGGACTCTAAATTAAGTAGCACAGAAGACTTGACATCTACTGTGGCACCTGCTATAGTAGTATTAGTAATCCCGTTGACAACAGCGGCTAGCCCTTGCATCGATACAGAAGGAGCAGTTAGATGTACTAAAGCACCCGAGTTAATCTCAACACCCTTGTGACTCACATCAGGATATGGTAGCGTCTGTGTAGATATAGCTGGCGTACCTAATGATGTAATCTTCGTATAGGCAGTACTGTATAAGTTCATCTTATATGAATCAATATGCACATCACCGAATAGGGCTTGTTGATAGATTCCTCCAAAGTTTAATGCAGTACCGGCTTTCATCTTGACGTTAGCATTAGCGGCTAGGTTAATATCATCTGCTGTAGCGAATACGCCTACCTTACCACCAGAGATGTTCGTAGCTGTACCCGCATTGATGTTAGCAACACCACGGGCTGTCAAGTTAAAGTTCTCACACTCTATGTCTAAGTCTCCATTGATATAGACCTTACCTGATCCTCGTTCTACTTTAAGCGCCCAGTCACCCCCGACATTCGTATGCATATCTTTGTCAGTACGGTTCATTGTAAAGCCTTCGGAACTATTATATGTATCACCAAAAGACTTGACAAACACGGTGCCTTGTGAGTCAATTTGTACTGCACTGCCACTACTATGAGAGATCAGTATGTAAGTACCCTCGCCATCATCACTATCAGATAGGACAACAAAGTTATTATCGTTCTTACTCGTATAGACTCTATTGTCAAGGTTTCTTTCTGGTGTTATAATAGGTGGCTCAGACCATGTTTCTCCTGTAGCAGACTCTATGTTATTCTTCTTAGAGGCTTGCTGTAGCGTTGCTTGTCCTATCTCAGCATCTTCACCAGAGATCATTCTATGCATAGGTGGCTTACCAAACTTATGTACAGATGCAGTAGGTATCATAGACACTTCATTAGGTGCGCCTGCTTCTGCTGGTAATTGCAAGTTAATGCCTGGTATTCTTCCTAGTATCATAGGGTGTTGTGCATCAACTCCGTCCATAAAGAATCCAAACACCCATTCACCTACATCAGGTATACTAGAAGATGCTCCATATGAGCCGTCAATAACTATCGCCCATGGTAGATCACTCGTAGAGACTTCATTCTTGTCTTCATTGTGGATACCAAACGCTCGTACTTTCACACGACCATCATTGGCACCATCTTCTCTGTACTCTACGACTCCCACGAACCATAGTAAATTGTTAAAGCCTGCACTCATCCTATTACTCCATCTATAAGTTGGTCAACTATGCTATCGGCAGTAGAAGGCAAGAACGATCTGTCAAAGTCCTTTGTGAGTCCTCCTTTAGTCATCAGTACAGACTGCGTATAGTTGTCTTCCATATGCTGGTTCACTATGTCTGTGATCATGTAATAGCCGTCTCTTTCTTTGTCTGTGACTGGATTCTTACCTACTTCATTACGGGTCACCATTACAAATATAACCATTCCGGGAACTAGCTTGATTCGACCACTTAAAATACAATTAATTGTGTACTTGCTCATATGAGAATTAAATACTCTACCATTATTCAAAACCTCTGTGTAAAATGGATAATAACGATTGTCTCGCTCTATCTGTCCAGGTGTATTATAGTCTTTAATCACATAGTCTTCTCTTATACTAGGCATATTGTCATTAATAAAGCTTGCACTGTGATTGATCTTTAGTTTACCTAATGGATTCTTATCTACATGATCTCTATAGTCATATGATAGTCTACTTGTTGTTCTATTAAGAATGTCTATCTCTAGTATAGAACGTTTGAATGTTCCTGCCTTGACTTCATCTATTGTATTAGTAGGTGAGCCGTAGCTTATATTGCTTACTGTCTGTTGTGCCACTAGCTGACCATCAGGTGTGTTATCGTCTGTCACCTTATTAGTATAGAACATTAGATTATTATCTTCCAGACCTTTCTTTGTCATGTGTTGCTCTTCATATTTCTTGTGAAGATACTCGGGTGTACAGAAGAAATAGCTATCTCGTGTTTCAAAGAACTTATAATTGCTTGTAGAATTTTCACCGCCGTAGGCTCTTCTGGCGAGGAAAAGCATAGCATCGTGGGGAGAGAGTTTAGGGATGATCAGCGTGTGATTACCTATGGTATCTTCTACCTCTATTGGCTTATTGGGTATACCTGTGATGTTTGAACTGTCAATAAAGTATTCATTGTATAAAGCTTTAACCATCTCTGATATAGTTACATTGCGATATGCCTTTGCGACTTCTTTTCTAGATGCTACAACGTTCTCGACTGTCGTGAAGTCTAGCTTATATGATAATACGTTATCGCTTGCATCAGTTGCAGGTGATAATGCTCTTAGACCAAAGCAAAAAAATTCTTTTGTCGCTGTCTCACCATAGAAATCAGTGTATTTAATAGTAATGATCTCTTCACCAATAATAGGTAACTTACGTATAATACCTTCTGCATCTAATATAGTAGCAGAACCCATCACATTAGGTGTATCCATGCTTTCACTTAATTGCCAGTCACCAACGAGTTGTTTCATCTCAACGCCAGAAGCTGAACCAGGGGCTACACTCTGAGGGCGTATCCTAAAACTTATGAGTTCATAGAAGCCTGACTCTGTTGCACTTGCTGTTTTATTGCCCATTTAAACTCTTCTCTAACAACTCACTGATTTGACCCATATAGTTCTTATTAAATAGGGTAATTTGTCTACGGTTTTCATTTAAAGTAAACTCGTAATCATACATGCGAACAGGTATCCACTCAGCACTCGGATTGGCTGTGTACGTAGCGTGATTAATCTTGACATCACTTACGAACTTACTCTTATAATGTTTAATATTATTAGTGATAGCTGTGTTTTGTGCCCATACTATTACTGCATCACCTGTTGTGCCTGATGCTGTTGCGTATTGCTTCTTAATATATGCGTCAAGATTGCCGGAAGACTTAGGCCATTGTGTGTATGGATCAATAATATTATTAGCTAATAGTACTAACCATGCTAACTCAGCATCATCGTAGTAAAGAAATGCTACGTCTTCTGGTCTCATGCCTTCTTCTACTGTATAAGGAAGATATTGATAGGCTGATATTGATTTACTAATCTTTGGTCGTCTAGTGATATCTAGCGTAGTCACGCCATTTCTTTTTACTAGTGGGAATTTACTGAAATAACTCATTATGCTGGTCCTCCTAGCGAATCTTTGCCGTCTTGGTTTGTTCCGACAGAGGTACCGTCAACCTCGTTGGCACCATCGGCATCTACTACTATTTGCTTTGGCACATAATCTGATTTGGTGTGTATAGATGCCTCTGTCATAGTCATCGTTAATCGAACAGCACTTGGCTTACCACCTCTATTTAATGCTATACCGTTAGGAGTATAATCAACATTAAACTGACTGATCATAGCAGTCTTCATCTGGAAGAAGTACCTGCTGTCAATACCATGAAAGAAGCAATCTACCATAGATGGATATCTTAATAGACCACGCTCGAATGTGTCACCTACATTACCAACTCCTAATCCAGAAACTTCTGGTGTTATATGGTGCTGAATAGTTTCTATTATTTGTCTTAATGTCTCTGCTTCCTGTGGGGTATCTGGTGATAATAGCCATTCGAATGAGTGTGTCTTAAGATCAACACCACTGAATACTAATGTTGCGAATGGATTTACAGCAGTACCTACTCCAGCTCCTAAACCTTTTGTAATATCAGGTGCAATAGCGCCTAGACCTGCACGTGCCATGAATAATGCGATATCAGATGCAGTACCGACCGCATTTGACATTGAGTCCATTGAGGATATCGCACTATCATTAACTTGCGAAACTGATGAGTCGAACATCTTCTTCATTTTTTCGCCTAGATCATTAGCACCTTTTAGCTCGGCAATGCCTTTAGAACTCCCAGCCGCTAATGATCCAGTTATTCCTAGTTCGTCTGCACCTACTTTTATATTTAAATTATCTTGTAGCGTCTTTGGTAGAGGTAATACTATACTGCTCTGAGACATCAGTGAAGCATGAGATGAATTTCCATACGTGTATTCTTTAAAGTTAAATATCATAGCATGATGACCAATTGTATGCGGAAAAGTCAGCGGTGAGTTATTCCGTTTACTCGCCCGTTGTGCAATCACTGTGGATGCTGGTGTAATTTTTCCGGTGTTGGATGACATGGTTTTG